CCAAGGAGGCCAAGCCGTGAACATACCAATCGGACCAGCGGCATTCGTCTTTAGACATAAGAAGACCAAGCAGATCGTGGTGGCCCCCAACGAGACCTGGGAGGCATACCAGCGCGACAAACAGAACTGGGAGCTGACAGCCAGCCTCAACGCCTGTGCGGCCATCGAATACATGATCAATGCCACATCAGCAGAGCGAGACGACTACATCAAACGACTGATCAGGAAACCATGAGCGATACACCGCGCACTGATGCCTACGTCGAGTTTTGGCTCAAGGATCGCATCGCCCTCTGGACAGACTTCGCACGCGCACTCGAACGAGAACTCAATGAAGCCATTGCTGCCTCCACCCAAGCCGGGACAACGCCGCTTCCGCAAAGTCCCACAACACATTCAGGAGATGGTCAGGAAGGAACACCCGTCTATCTCATACGCAGAACTTTCCACGAAGTATAACCTCTCACCCTCTGTCCTATGGTACATCCGCAAAGGGATCAAGTTTCCGAGTCACTACAAACACAAACAGAAACCACCAACAAACAACTGAAGCTATGGAAGGAATTGTCACACGAATTAGCAGCCTGCTTGGGCTGCGGGTGCCAGCAGCAAACGGGCCTGTGCGTCCAATGCCACAAGGCACAAAAGAGATACCGAGCCGTAAACACCCCAATAAATACATGAAATACGAAGAAGCCGTTAAGAAGGTCAACGAACTGCGCGACAAAGGATACTCGTACACCCGAGTGGCCCGCGAACTGGGTTTCTCGAAACAGCGAGTGGGCCAGATCCTGCAAACTCAGAAGCGCATAGCCGAAGAGAAATCCAAATGGAACGCCGGTCTCTCCTCGCGCAATCGCCAGGTCCTCGCAGATCTCGGTATCACCTCACGCGAGGTCGCCATCCACGCGATCCAGATCGGTGATATCCGCCCGTTCATGCGTCCCAACTTCGGCACCCGATCATTCACAGACCTCTGCGCGTGGCTCGGCACCTCCATACCCATCGGCAAATACTCGCGCACACACCCCAAGCTGGCCTGCTGCCCCAGGTGCGGAATCCAGTTCCCCATCCGATGAGCCGCCACAACTTCCCGCGAGTCGAGTCGATCAAGGTGGTCCGCCTGTCCGAAGGTCGCCACATCCTGATCCGACGCGACCGCACCAACGAGAACCTCAAGCACAACTACGGCGACGGAGACATCCACCTCACCTGCGTCGCCCAAGCCCATGATCCCGTAGCAATGGTCAAGACACTGGCCCGCCTGCCCGATGTCCTGTCGGTCGAACTCGTGGACTCCCAAGGCAACGGTCTCACAGTCCATAACCGATGAAACAATCCGCCACCCAGGACCTAGCTGCTGCGCTCGACATCATCGCACGCCACCCGGTCACCCACCCCAATGACCTCGTGCGCTCGGTCGTCTGCGCGGAGTCGGCCATACGGATCAATCAACTCGTCAGCCTCACCAACGAAATGAGAGATCACATCCTCTCCAACCCAATCCACCACAACAAGTGCAACGCCAAGACCAAGGGCAGCTACTGCTCATGCATCTTGGCCCGCTTAGGATCGCAATGAAAACACCACGCCACGAGCAGCCATGGTACGAGCATCGATTGGAACACAACTCCAAGCCCGGTCCCATGTCCGCCGCTGAACGCGCAATGAACACGCTGGAAAACCGGCGCATCCTCGATGAGGCTCCGCGACTCATCGCCTACGGCATCAAACAAGGGTGGATCAAGCTCCCACCCAAAGCACACAAACTATGGCACAACGATCCAGAAACATCTTCGTCAATCGAACGAACCCACGAGTCACCGTTACTGTGATCGCGCCCGAAGCAGAACTCCGCATCGGGGAAATGAAACGCACCGTCACCGTGTATCAACGCGGCGATTCCATCTACGTCCGTCCAACACAAGAGTTCCAACGCATGTTCCAATCCCATGATCAAGAAAACCAATAAAGGCTACGAGGTCCTATCGAAGACCCACAAACGCCCGATGGGCACCTACACCACCAAGGCCGAGGCCATCAAACGACTGATGCAGGTCGAGATGTTCAAGGCCATGAAGAAAGCCGGGACACTCCGAAAGTCCAAGTAGGCCAGCAGCACAACGAGTCCTCCCCCATGACAACGAAAGAACGAGCGGCACTCTGGCTCGCTAGGGTGCCACCGGCCATCTCTGGTTCAGGTGGTCACAACCAAACATACACCGCAGCCGTGGGTCTCACCCACGGTTTTTGCCTTCCATTCGAGGACGCCTACTCGCTCCTCGCAGACTGGAATCGATCCTGCCAACCCCCATGGACCGAGCGCGAGCTGGCCCACAAGGTCAGGCAGGCCATTGATCAGCCCCACGACAAGCCCCGTGGGCACCTGCTCAACGCATCGGACCATCGCCCGGTCGAGCCGCTCGACATCACTCGCGTGACCTTCAAGAAGCCGCCCGCCCCGCTCACCAAGCCCGATCCAGCAGGCTCGGAGTTCCGACGCTTCATCGAGGCATGCTTCTCCCAGGGCGAGACCATTTGCATCTGCGACAACGTGTCCGAGGAGGATGGTAGGCCACTGACCAGTGGCTCATTCATGACACGCGAGGAATGGATCAGCCGCCACGATCAGCCCGGTGCCGGTATCCTCTCGCCCTCCCGCAACGGGGTCTTCGTCCGCATCAACCCGTTCAAGCCCAACCTCTACAGCGGCTCTGACAACGATGTCTCCGCCTACCGCCATGTCCTCGTCGAGATGGACGAGCGGCCCAAGGCCGAGCAGGAGAAGGTCCTGCGCGACACCGGCATGCCCATCACCGCCCTCATCGACAGCGGCGGCAAGTCCATCCACGCATGGGTCCGGGTCGATGCATCCAACCGCAAGGAATGGGAAGCCCGACGCGATGTCATCTACGCCGCCATACCCGGCATCGATCCCAAGAACAAGAACCCGGCACGGTTCTCCCGGCTCCCCGGAGCATACCGCGATGGCTCCGCCCAACGCCTCATCGGCACCCACATCGGACCCGAATCATGGGACGAATGGCTGGCCGACAGAGAGACCGCCGAGGACCAGGCCACCATCGTCTCGGTCAAAGACCTCATCGACTTCGATCCGAAGAACGATCCAGACAACCTCATCGGCCAGCGGTGGCTCACCCGTGGCTCCTCCATGATCATCAGCGGCGGCACCGGCATCGGGAAATCGTCGCTCATGATGCAGATCGTCATCCGCTGGGCACTCGGCAAAGACTTCTTCGGCATCGCGCCCGTGCGCCCGCTCCGCATCGGAATCGTCCAAGCCGAGAACGACAAGGGCGACCTCGCGGAATCGTTCCAAGGGGTGGGCCACGGCCTCAACCTCACCGTCGATGAGATGCGGATGCTCCAGCGACAGCTTGAGTTCCGCACCGAATCCGTTCGCACCGGGGACCAGTTCCTCGCCTACGCCCGCCGGTTCATCACACGATCCAAACTGGATGTGATCATCGGGGACCCGCTCTTCTCCTACTTCGGTGGCGATCTCAGCGACCAGGGCGAGGTCTCCGTATTCCTCCGCAACAAGCTCCAGCCCATCCTGCACGAGACCAAGGTCGCTTGGATCTGGATGCACCATGTCACCAAGAATACCCGGCGCGATACCGACGAGCCGCCCACCATCATGGAGATGGCCCACGCTGGCTTCGGAAGCTCCGAGCTTGGCAACTGGGCGCGGGAGATCGCGGTGATCGCAGAAGTGGGCCAGCACAAGCCTCGACGCTTCCAGATGGCCTTCTGCAAGCGCGGAGGACGCCTCCCACGCGCATCACTCATGCTCCAGCACTCCGAGGGCAGCATCTCATGGAAGGAATGGAACCCCATGGTCATGACCGGAGCGCAGCTCAAGGAGAAGCAGCCGTTCAAACCAAACACCAAGCGCAAGCGCAGCCCCGCCGATATATGACCTACCGCGAACAATTCGGCACCATGCCGAGCCTCAAGCACGACAAGGACCCGGCCAAGAGCCAAGTGATAAATCACATCGCCACGACCCTCGCTATTGATATTGAGCGGGCCACTCGTGTGTTCGATGATATCCGCAAACGGATACTCATCTATGACAAGATCGATGGCACATGGTCAGGCATCGATCACCGCGCTAATACTAGAACGGACAAGGCAAGGATTGAGCGACTGGAAATCCGACTCGCCACCCTCGAAAGGGCGCACAAGAAACTCCTCGCCGCCTACCGCTTCCACCGGAAGCACGAGCATCTTAAGGAGTAGTCCCCTAGGGGGTAGTCTGGTCATGACAGAGTGTCTCCTTTTTCTGACACAGGTACCCCCTACGGACACACCCCTATTCCCCCACTATATGGGGGGAAGTCCTCGCTCCCCCCAGCATCTGGCCGAGTGGGGGGGCGAGGACAGGGTTAAAGACTTCTCGGTTTGGAAACTTTGAAATCGCTCGGAACGGAAATCGGGGGTTAGGAGATGAAGCGCGAATGCCCCGCGCTGGAGCGGAAAGGGGTCTAGGATGCGTCGGAGGGGGCGGGGAGTGTGATGACAGCGGAACCGGGGTGCGCGAGTCTCTGGCGGGCGAGCGCGAAAAACCCCCTCGGGAGGAGGGGGCGGGGCACCGGGGGATGGTGGAGGGGATTGATGGCCTACTGCTCCAAGATCGAGCGGGCGGTGCGGATCGCTTGTGCGAAATCATTCTCCTCTCTGAGCATTCCTATAACAGGTTGAGGACGAATACCAAGATCCCATAGTGATACAAGCTGTTGTAATACATCGCGCATCTCAGGTGCCGCAGCCATAAGCATTGCATTGGCCCACTTCTCGGACTCAAGAGTCCGCTCATCCGCGTAGTGATCCGTACACACCGCAAGCAGCGCATCACCCGCACGCACGTTGACACCAGTGGCCCGCCAGGGACCAGGAGTTGGAATAGGATTCGTCATAGCAGGCACCAACCTACCGCTCCATAATCATGGGGTCAAGCGGGAAAATGCGGGGCGTGGGAGAAAATCACTGTACCGCTCCATGAGAGCGGGATACCGCCCCATAATCGGATTCACGGTTCCGAATTCCGAATCTGCCTATGCGCTATAGCGGGGGGGGCGCGGGGCATGGCCCGGCATGAGGGGGGAGAGTGGCCAACTGGTAAGCGGGGCTTACAGATTGCGATGGGAGGGGGCGATGGGGGCGGAGGACCAACGCGGAGGATCGGGGGGGGGCGGGACCGGAGGCGCGGGGGAGGATCGGCGGACCGGGGAGGATTGGCCCACTAGGAAACGAAAAGTCCCCCGGAGGCGCGGACCTCACGGGGGATTGATGGGACTTAGTGCTTACGGTCCGCAAGCGCGGACAGGACCATAAAAAGGAAGCAAAGGAAGCAGATTGCCAACCAACCTAGGACCTCCCAAAGCCCCCCGCGCTGTCGGCGCGGCGCGGGAATCCTCACGGGA